GATACAATTCAAGGTCAGTGGTTAGAAAGAAGAGATCAAACGTTTATACAAGAATATATAGGAGAATTAACAGGAGACAAAGGTAGTCAAACTGGACAGGATGTAACAGGATTACCTAAATATTACGCTATGTATGGTGGAGCTACAGGAACAGGTGCTACTACATCAGGGGCTATTTTAGTGGCTCCTACACCAGATGCTAATTATAAATTTACTATTTCTTGGAATAAACTTCCTCAAGCTTTATCAGGAAGTAATACAACGACTTATATTAGTCAATATTTTCCACAAGGTCTTTTATATGCTTGTTTAGTAGAAGCATATTCTTTTTTAAAAGGTCCAACTGATATGTTGACATTATACGAACAAAAGTATAAAACTGAACTACAAAAGTTTGCAGCGATGCAAATTGGAAGAAGAAGACGAGACGATTACACGGATGGTACAATAAGAATTCCAATCGAGTCAGCGCCTCAGTAATAGGAGAAAATTATGACAATAACATCGGCTATTTGTAATAGTTTCAAACAAGAAATTTTAGTAGAGGGACACAACTTTACTAATGGTACGGACACATTTAAATTATCTTTATACTCAAGCGACTCAGCAACATTAAGTAAAGCAACAACTGCTTACACTGCACCAGCAGACGCAACAGCAGATCCAACAAACACATATGAAGTTACAACAACTTCATCTGGATATTCTGCAGGTGGAAATAGTTTAACAAGCACAACTCCAGTTTTATCTACAGACACTGCTTGTTGTAAATTTGCAAACACATCATGGACTTCTGCTTCTTTCACAGCAAGAGGTTGTTTGATTTACAATTCAACTAATTCTAACAAAGCTGTATGTGTCGTAAACTTCGGTTCAGACAAAACTGTAACAAGCGGAACTTTTACAATTGAGTTTCCAGCACAAACTGCAGGCAACGCGATCATTCAGATAGCATAAGGAGTAAGTCCTTATGTCGGCAATCCGAACATTCACAGTAACGGTAGCCAACCCTGGCTCTGGTAATAAGTATTACATAGATAGTGTTTTACAAGATACTATAAATCTTGCTGAAGGTTACACTTATGTATTTAATTATCCTTCGGCTCATCCATTTAGATTTTCTACAACATCAGATGGTACGCATAATTCTGGAAGCGAATATACAACAGGAGTAACAGTAAATAGTTCAACACAAGTTCAAATAACTGTTGCTGCTTCAGCACCACAACTTTATTATTATTGTTCTATTCATCCAGGGATGGGTGGACAAGCGAATACTGTAGACCCAGATACTTGGGGCGTGTTGCAATGGGGACAAAATTCTTGGAGTAGTCAAGACGATATTTCTATAACTTTAACTGGTTTGTCTGCAACTTCTACAGTTGGTTCAGTAGAAACATTTCCAGAAACTGGTTGGGGTAGTGATAAATGGGGCTCTGAAAACTGGGGTGAGTCAACAATTGATGTAGTTTTACCAGCTTTATCTGCAACTTCTTCTGTAAATTTACCTAGTGAAAATGTATCAGTAAAACCAGGTTGGGGTACACTTGACTGGGGTGAAAATGGTTGGGGTACTGTTGAATCAGCAACATTTAGTTTAACAGGTCTTTCTGCAACATCTGCAGTTGGATCTATAACTTTACCAGATCAAGTAATGGGTTTAACTGGATTAAGTGCTACGTCAACAGTTGGTTCATTAACAGTTAAATCTGATGCTACGTTTACTTTATCAGGTTTATCTGCAACATCTGCAGTGGGAACAATAACAGCTGCTGAACAGATAGTTGGTCTTACAGGCTTATCTGCAACATCTGCAGTGGGATCTTTAGCTCCTGCAAGTGTAATGGGTGTGACTGGAATAAGTGCGTCTACATCACTTGGAACAATTACAATTTCGTCTGCTCCATTAGTTCAACCTGCTGCATTAACTGCTACTACATCTCTAGGGTCGTTAACTGTTAATAATATTACTGGCGTTACTTTAACAGGACGTGCAGCTACAAGTAGTCTGGGAACTTTGACTACAGTCCAACAAACTAATGCAGATTTAGCAGGTCTAGGACTAACCGCTACAACAAGTCTAAATGACGCTAAATTAATACTTAAATATTATGGAGATAAAACTCCTTATACTGGAGCTACTTATGTAGATAAAACACCCGCATAATTATGTTTGACTTAAAATTAAATAACAAGTATAAATAACAACAATTAGGAGAATTAACAATGGCTTCATCATATTCAGATCTTGGTATAGAACTAATGGTAACTGGCGAAAATGCCGGTACATGGGGAACAAAAACAAACGCAAATTTACAACTTATTGAACAATTAATGGGTGGATTCTTAGAAGTATCCATTGCAGGTGGTGCACAAACTACGCCTTTAGATATTGATGATGGTGCTTTAACAGGTAAAGCTCAAAACAGAGTAATAAAATTAACAGGTACTATTACTGGAAACCAAATTGTAACTTTTCCATTACTTACAGAAAATTTTTATGTTATTGAAAACGCAACTTCTGGTGCATACACAGTACAATTAAAAGCAGAATCTGGTTCAGGAGCTACAGTTACTTTTTCAGCTACTGAAAAAAGTTACAAATTTATTTTTCTTGATGGTGTTGCAACAAACACTGGAGTTTTTGAAGCATCTTTTACTGCAGCAGGTACAGTAACAGAAACTGGAACACAAACTTTAACAAACAAAACTTTAACCTCTCCTAAAATTGGAACTTCAATTTTAGATGTAAATGGTAATGAATTATTTAAAGTAACTGCAACAGGTTCAGCAGTAAACGAATTAACATATGCAAACGCAGCTACAGGAAACAAACCAACATTTACTGCAACTGGTGATGATACTAATATTGGTGTATCAATCCAACCAAAAGGTTCTGGAACAGTTACTATTGATGCTTTAACTTTTCCAGCAGCAGATGGATCCGCAGATCAAGTACTTGCAACAGATGGTAGTGGTACTTTAAGTTTTGTTGATAGTGGTGGTGGATCTGTAAGTTGGCAAACAGGAAGTATTAAAACTGCAACTTTTGTTGCAACAGCAGGTGAAGGATATTTTTGTAATACTACAGGTGGAGATTTTACAGTAACACTTCCTTCAAGTCCTAGTGCAGGTGCTATTGTAGCCATTAAAGATTATGCAGGAACTTTTGTTGAGGAGAATATTACTGTTGGAAGAAATGGTTCTAACATCGATGGAGTTGCACAAGATGGAATATTAAGTGAAAATAATTTAGCAGTATCATTTATTTATATAGATGGAACTCAAGGTTGGAAATCTATTAACTCTGATGCAGGAACTTATGGTCCTGGTTATATTCAAGCATCAGGTGGAGAAGAACATATTTGTGGTGATTATAAAATTCATACTTTTAACGGACCAGGTGTTTTTAATGTAACAAGAGCAGGAAACCCATCAGGGTCTACTCAAGTAGATTACATGGTAATTGCAGGTGGTGGAAATGGTGGCCCTAATTCACAAGCTGGTGGCGGTGGAGCAGGAGGTTTTAGAGAATCACACTCTACTCCAGTTTCAGGACCATACACAGCAAGTCCATTAGCTACACCAACGGGTGTTACTGTATCAGCACAAGCATATCCAATTGTAGTTGGAGCAGGTGCTTCAGGTCCAGGAGCTCCTAAAACAGGATATAAAGGAACACCAAGTTCCGCTTTAGGAATTACATCAGCAGGTGGTGGTGGTGGTGGAATATCTGGCGGTTCCGGTAGTTCCGGAGGATCCGGCGGAGGCGGCGGAGAAAATGGTGGCGGTGGAACAGGAAATTCACCATCGGTTAGTCCACCTCAAGGAAATAACGGCGGACCATCAGGTCACCCTTCTGGAGCAGGTGGTGGCGGAGCAGGTGCTGCTGGAGGTGCTACTGGAGGTCAAAATGGTGGTAATGGTGGTACAGGTGTAACAACAAGTATTACTGGTGTTGCAACAACTTATGCTGGTGGTGGCGGCGGTGGAGGTTATTCTCCAAGTGGATCAGGTGGAAACCCAGGACCCGGCGGTGGTGGTCAAGGTGGAGATTATAATAATTCTGATCAAAGCGGATTTGCTGGTGCCATGAATAGTGGCGGTGGCGGTGGTGGTAATGGTTGGCCTACACCAGGTCAAGGTGGTTTTGGTGGATCTGGAAAAGTAGTAATTAGGTATAAATATAGGTAGGATAAAAATATGGCACATTATGCAAAAATAGGAATGAACGGAAAAGTTATTGCGGTAACACCTTTAGAAGATAAACATTTATTAAATGCTGATGGTGTTGAAGATGAAAAAGTAGGTCAAGAACATTTAGAAAAATGTAATAATTGGCCAGCAGAAATGTGGATTAAAACTTCATACAATACAAAATCTAATGCACATTCATCAGGCGATAACTCAAAAGCATTTAGAGGAAATTTTGCTGGTATAGGAATGACTTGGGATGAAGACAATCAAATATTTATTGATCCACAACCTTTTCCAAGTTGGACTTTAGATCTTGCAACAGCGCAATGGGTATCACCTGTTGGTAGCCGTCCAGCTTATACAGATGAGCAGGTTGAACAAGTAACAGCAGGTACACATTCTTGGGAATATAGTTGGAATGAATCAACACAAACTTGGGACTTGACAGACAAATTGGCATAGATTAAAAATGGTGGTGGTATGCAGAAGAAAGTATTAACAGAACAAGCTCTATATTACGGTGATGTAACAATGCCTAAAAATTGGGATATTGACCGAGATAAATTATCAAACGACATTTTACAATCTAAAATTAATAACACAAAATTTCCATTTTCTAAAACTTGGGACATGTTGAATACTTACATGTGTGATCATGTATATTTAGAATATAGGCTTCAACTTATTAATAAAAAAACTTGGGGAGATATCTATAAACCTAATCAACAAACAGAACCACTATTAAATGTTGATCCAGTTGATTTAAGAAACTCACCTGATTTTACATTACTGTATGGTGTAAAAGTTAAAGATTGTAATGTTAGAATTTATTTTGATGATAATAGAAGAAAAAATAGAAGTTGGGATATACCACTTTTAAATAATAGATTTATTATGTTTCCTTCAACAAACATGTACACTCTTACAAATAAACAAAAAGAAAGTTTAAACATAGTTCAAACAATAACGTATGAATATATCTAATCATTATTGGTGTTTTAAATCTGCACTACCACCTAGAATTTGTGATGACATAATTAAACATGGTTTATCACAAGCAGAAACTATGGCTAGAACTGGTGATTATGGAGATAAAGAACTTTCCAAAGATGAAATAAAAGATATGAAACGTAAGAGGAATTCAGATTTAGTATGGCTCAATGATACTTGGATATATAAAGAAATACATCCTTATTTAATAGAAGCTAATAAAAATGCTGGTTGGAATTTTCAATGGAATCGATCTGAAGCTTGTCAGTTTACTAAATACAAACTTAATCAATATTATGATTGGCATTGTGATAGTTGGGATAAACCTTATGATAAACCTGGTGATCCCGAACATGGTAAAATTAGAAAACTATCTATGACTTGTCAGTTAACAGATGGTTCTGAATATAAAGGTGGTGAATTAGAATTTGATTTTAGAAACTACGATCCACATATGAGAGATGAATCAAAACATTTAGTAAAAGCAAACGAAATACTTTCTAAAGGTTCTATTGTTGTATTTCCGTCTCATGTTTGGCATAGAGTAAAACCTGTTACAAGCGGAACTAGATATTCATTAGTTGTATGGAGTATTGGAGATCCTTTTAAATAATGTATATCAATAATTTTTTTAGCACACCTATTTGGTCAGAGCGTAAAGCAGATTTTATTACTTCTTTAAATAAACACTCAAATAAATATATAAAAGAAGCTCGTGAAAGAAATAAAGATCATATAAAAAAATATGGCGATGCTTTTATTTCACATCGTTCAACTACTTTATTACAAGATAATAATTTTTTAGATTTTAAAAATTATGTTGAACTAAAATCAAAAGAATTTTTAGATCATATGAGTTATGATTTAAGACACTATAATACTCTGTTTTCTCAAATGTGGGTGCAAGAGTTTGCAAAAAAAGGTGGGGGTCACCATTCAGTGCATTTACATTCTAATCAACATGTATCCGGTTTTTATTTTTTAAAAGGTAGTGATAAGACATCTCACCCAATATTTCATGACCCAAGGTCTGCAGCTCGTTCAACAAAATTAATGTTAAAAGCTGAAGTCAGTGGTGCTTCTAGTGGATTAAGCACTGTTCGTTTTAAACCATCACCAGGCTTACTAATTATTTTTCCAGGTTATTTAGAACACGAGTTTAGTGTAGATTCTGGCACTGAACCATTTAGATTTATACATTGGAATATGCAAGCTATTCCAAAAGAAATGGCAAAAGATGTTTAAGGTAATAGATAATTTTTTAGACGAAAAATATTTTAAAGAAATCAAAGACACTATATCAAGTCTTGATTTCCCATGGTTTTATAATGATTGTATTTCAGATAAAAATGATCCTAAAAATTATTATTATTTTATACATTTATTTTATCAGGCCAATCATGAAAATAGTAATTACTATCATATATGGAATAAATTTTTGCAAAAGATAGATTGTAAGGCAGTTATAAGAATTAAAGCAAATATGTATATGAATATAGGTAAAAAAAGAAAACATAAAAATCATACTGATTATCCCTATCCACATAAAGGATGTCTTTTATATATTAATGATAATGATGGTGATACTTTTTTTGAAAAAGAAAACGTACAAGCAAAAGCTAATAGAGTTGTATTTTTTGATCCACATAAACCACATTCTAGTTCTGCTTGTTCAAATCAAAAAAGAAGATTAACTGTAAATTTTAATTATTTTTAAAATGAATATACTTTCAATTTATGCATCTCACGATGGATGCGTTACATATATTAAAAATAATAAAATAAAATTTCATACACAAATAGATAGATACAATAGATTTAAATATTTTGCTTTTCCAAACAAAAATTTAATACAAGAAATAGAAAAACTTAAAATAGATAAAATAATAATTTCCCATAATCACTCTAATCATTGTTTACAATTATGGGGTCATATAATTAAATATAATAGTAAAAAACTTAAAGACATAGAAATAATATATTACGGTGATAAATTTCATCATTTGTTTCATGCATATTGTGCTTTAACTTGGAACAAGAATATAAAAAATATATTAGTTTGTGATGGTAGAGGAGCTAAATTTGAAGACTTTTTTGAAAACGAAAGTCTTTATTTTTACGATAAAAATTTAAAACATATACTTACTGAAAAAAATAAAATTTGTGAACGATATGAACAATTTACTATTGAACATTTTGGAACCGGACACGATTGTGGAAAGACTATGGCTTGGAGTTTATATGATAAAAGACCTGCAACAATTCAAAATAATTTTCAAAACGAATTAACCGAATTTATAGATAACAAAAACATAAGTGGTGATTTACATTTGACAGGAGGATGTGCTCAAAATGTTATTAATAATTCAAAATTACTTTTAAAATTTAATAATTTATTCTGTGATCCGTTTAACGGAGATTTTGGATTAAGTCTTGGTGCTGCAAATTTTTATTTAAATAATAAAATAACTAATGATAAAATTTATTTAGGTATACCACAAGAAATAGATACAAGTATTTTTTATCAATATAATATCGTAGACACAACAACAGAAGAAGTTTCTAAAATTTTACTTAATGAACCAGTTGCAATCTTTCAGTCTAGAAGCGAACAAGGTCAAAGAGGATTAGGAAATAGATCTTTGTTAATGAGTCCTATAAATAAAAAAGCTCATAATAAATTAAATCAAATAAAAAAAAGAGAATGGTTTAGACCTTTTGCTTGTTCTGTTTTAAAAGAAAAAGCTAAAGAATGGTTTGACATGTTAATAGATGAATCTCCACATATGATGTATGTGTTTAAAATTAAGAAAAAAAATATTTTAGAAGCAGGCGTATCTAAAAATAATGACTCAAGAATTCAAACAGTTAGTAAGAAAAATAATTTAAATTTTTATAATTTAATAAAAGCATTTCATAAATTAACTGGTGTGCCTATTTTAGTAAACACTAGTTTAAATTTACCGGGTGAAGTATTAGTTGAAACTATGTTAGATTTAAAAGAGTTATTTGATAATAGTAAATTAAATTATATTTATTTACCTGAAGTAAACAAACTAATAAAAAAGAATAAATGAAGTTGAAAGAATACAAATTACCAAAAGAAAGTTTTATAGGCGGTTGGTTTATACCTTCAAATATTTGTGACAAATTAATTAATTATTATAACAAATTTGAAAAAAATGTTATCGCTGGTAGTAATGCTAGTAATATAGTAAATAAAAAATTTAAAGATTCGTTAGATTTAGTAATCTATAAAAATAACCAGGACACTGAAATAATTGAATATTTAAAACATCTACAAACTGTTTTAAATTTATATATAAAAAAATATCCAGAGTTAAATACAAATCAAAGGTTTGAATTTTATAGAGCTAACATTCAAAAATATCCTAAAAAAGGTGGTTTTAAAAAATGGCATAATGAAAGGGCAGGTATAGCATCTTCTAAAAGAATATTAGTTTTTATGACATACTTGAATAACATACAGAATGGTGGTACAAAATTTAAATACCAAAAAATTACAACTCCTTCTAAAAAAGGGTTGACATTAATTTGGCCAACTGATTTTACGCATACACATAAAGGAGAAATTGTAAATAAAGAAAAAATGATAATGACTGGGTGGTTTGAATATATATGAGTTTTAAAAAGAAAAAATATGCAGTTATCCGTCAAGCAATATCAAAAGACTTGGCTAGCTTTGTTGCAAATTATTTTAATATGCAAAAACAAGTATATGATACTTGTAGAAAAGAAAGGTACTTTTCACCATTTGAAAATATTATAGGTCACTATGATGATAGACAAATACCCGATACTTATAGTCAGTATTCTAATATTGCTATGGAAACATTAATGTTAAAATGCCAGCCTAAAATGGAAGAAGTAACAGGATTAAAATTATATCCAGCTTATACCTATGCAAGAATTTATAAAAAAGGTGATATTCTTAAAAGACACAAAGACAGATTTAGTTGTGAAATATCTACTACTATGAATCTTGGTGGAGATGATTGGCCTATATATCTAGAACCAAATCCTAAAAAAGGTGGTGTTAAACCAGGTCAAGGATATGTATCAGATAACACCAAAGGTGTTAGAGTAGATTTAAAACCAGGAGATATGCTGGTTTATTCTGGCTGTGAGCTAGAGCATTGGAGAGAAAAATTTAAGGGCAAAGAATGCGTACAAGTTTTTCTGCATTATAACAATCGTAAGACTCCTGGAGCGAAGGATAATATGTTTGACAAACGTCCACATTTAGGGCTTCCCGATTGGTTTAAACGATGATATAATCTTTAGATGGAGGCAGGGCACCACCACATACCCCCTGTCTCCTTTTAAGGATTATACATTATGTTACAAAAATTAGGATTTTTACCTGGGTTTAACAAACAAGTTACACCTACAGGAGCAGAGTCTCAATGGATAGAAGGTCAAAATGTACGTTTTAGATATGGTACTCCTGAAAAAATAGGCGGTTGGAACCAACTAGGAGACAGCAAATTAACTGGAGCAGCCAGAGGTTTGCATCACATGGTTAACAGAGAAGGTATTAAATATTCTATTATAGGAACAAATAGAATTTTATATGCTTTTTCTGGAGGAATATATTATGACATACACCCTTTAGTAAATCCATTAGGAACTGCTGTTACAAATTTTTTTAGTACAACCAACGGATCACCGACGGTAACTTTAACGTTTCCTAGTTCTCACAATCTTGAGGAAGGAGATATTATTTTATTTGGTGACGCTAGTACATTTACTGCTATTACTAATTCTAATTTTGGAGCATCAGATTTTGCAGATAAAAAATTTATGATAGCAACCACACCTTCTGGAACAGAAGCTACTATCACTATGCCTAGTAATGAAACAGGATCAGGAGCTACTACATCAGGAGGTATTACTTATTTTCAATACTATCACGTAGGACCAGCTGAACAGGTTGGAGTATTTGGTTTTGGTATATCTCAGTGGGGTGGAACAGTAACAGCACCTAAAACAACAACATTAACTGCTCCAGGTTTAGGAGATAATGCTTTTGGAACTGGTGGATCAGGAACTACAATTGACGTAGCAAGCACCACGGGTTTTCCTAGTACAGGAACAAATTATATACAAATTGGAACTGAAGAAATATCTTACACAGGTGTAACTGCTACAAGTTTTACTGGAATTGTAAGAGCTGTTAGAGGCACGACACGAGCAGCGCACTCTACAGGTGCAACGGTTACAAACACAAGTGGCTATTCTGGATGGGGTCAAGCAGCAAGCACCACGGATAAAGTAGCAGAGCCGGGTTTATGGGCTCTTGATAATCTTGGTGATACACTTATTGCTCTAATTTTTAATGGTGAATGTTTTGAATGGGATTCAAATGCAACTAATGCAACAGCAATTAGAGCTACAATTATAACTGGTGCGCCAACCGCATCTAGAGATATGTTAGTATCTACACCTGATCGTCACTTAGTATTTTTTGGTACAGAAACAACTATTGGAGATAAGACTACACAAGATGAAATGTTTATAAGATTCTCGTCTCAAGAAAACATTAATGATTATACACCTACAGCTGAAAATAGTGCTGGTACACAAAGACTGGCCGACGGATCACGGATCATGGGAGCTACGCTTGGTAGAAATGCAATTTATGTTTGGAGCGATACTGCTTTATTTACAATGCGTTTTGTAGGAACTCCATTTACATTTGCTTTTGAACAAGTAGGTACCAACTGTGGATTAATTGGAATGAATGCAGCTGTTGAAGTTGATGGTGCAGCGTATTGGATGTCTGAAAATGGTTTTTTTAGATACACTGGTAAACTAGAATCGATGGACTGTTTAGTTGAAGACTATGTTTATGATAATTTAAATACAACATCTAATCAATTTATATATTGTGGTATTAATAACTTGTTTGGTGAAGTAATTTGGTTTTATCCAACATCAAATTCTAATGTTAATTTAAGATCAGTAACATATAGTTATCTAGACTCTACAGCTAAACGACCTATATGGTTTACAAACGATAGCACTTTATTTACCAGAACAACTTGGCAAGACTCAGCAGTATTTGGATTGCCACATGCAACACAATATGATGCTGACGATGATACTTCTTTTGATGTGGTGGGTAATACAGAGGGAGTTACTTATTATTACGAACATGAAACTGGAATTAATCAAATTAGAAGTGGTGTAACAACAGCTATACCTGCAAGCATAACATCAGGAGACTTTGACATTACACAAAAAGTTATTAGAGGAGCTGCAACTAATATGGCTGACCTTAGAGGTGATGGTGAAAACATTATGAGAGTTAGTAGAATTATACCTGATTTTATATCTCAAGAAGGTGATTCTATTATACAGTTAGATTTAAGAAATTATCCTAATGACACAGCAGCTAGTTCATCTTTAGGACCTTTTACGGTATCTAGTTCTACAGATAAAGTAGATACAAGAGCGAGAGGCAGAGCAGTGGCTTTAAAAATATCTAACACTGCAGTAGATACTAGTTGGAAACTAGGAACGTTTAGATTAGATATACATGCTGGAGGAAGAAGATAGTGGCTAAAATAGTACAATCATTGACTAGAGCTAGTGCTGAATATGAAGAAGATGTAGCACAATCTTTAGTTAGAGATTTAGATGCTGTGTTAGAAAAACTTAACACTACATTTCAAGAAGAACTAAAACAGGAGATAGAAGCTAGAAGTTTCTTTTTAGATTAATGGCAGTAGTAAACCAATATAAATTTGTAGGAATAGATAACAGTACAACAGGTAGTGCACTTACACCATTAGGATCTGGTATTCCTGCAATTAATGAAACTATTGTTATTAAATCTATACTTGTTACATCGGCTGGTACACCTAGTGTAACTGTTGTAAACAATAGTATTACAGCTATTAAATCTAAAGCTTTAACAGCTAATGAAACTACAGAATTATTAACCCAACCGCTAATAGTAGAGGGTGGTAAAACCTTTACAGTACAATCA